ACTTGCAGTACCTACTCCAAGCCTACCATTGATGTATGCAAGATTGTATGCAAGATTGCTGTCGGAATCAGAACTTCCGCCTCTGAGTCGAAGAACCTCTTCAAGAGTAAATACTGCATCAGGACTTCCGCCATCTGTGTCATTGGTGTCAAGATAGAACGACATCTGCCCCTCGTTACTGAGGCTCGACCCTACTGATTGGTATGCAATCCTAGCATCGGCAGTATCGGTTCTGAATGTGATGCCCGCATAAGCACCGTCTGTCGTTGAGGCGTTCTCAATATACAACCCGCCGCCTTCTGCGTTTGCACCGATTGTCCCTGATGCACCCGAAGCATGACCTCCTTCGGGGCCGGTGTCATTGTCTGTGTATTTCAGATGAAGAGGGAAGGCGGGACTTGTAGTGCCTAATCCGAAATTACCTGACGTATCGAACCTAGCAACCTCTCCACTACCAAAAGTCCCATTATTTACAGCAAATATCATACCTTTACCGCTACTTGAACTTAGCACCAAACTGTTACTTGTATAACCAAACTTGGCTCTACCACCTGCAACGCTCATGTGGCTTCCTGCATCATTGCCATCATTGAGTTGTAGAAGTGCATCATTCGGGCCATGTATGTGAAGTTGGTCTGCCGATTCGTCATACAACATATACGCACCGGAAGTTGCACCGAAGAATTTTACATCATGTCCTGTGTCATCTACTCCTACTGTCAATGTCCCTGTGAGTTGAAGGGCAGAACCATCGAAGGTTAGATTCGCCTCCCCATTCAACGCATCAGCACTACTGAACGTGACTATCCTATTGTCAGCACCATTGGCTACTGCTGATACTGCCCCACCACCACTCGCGGTATCAATGGAATCTTGGAGATTGTCTATCGTTATGTATTTCCATGAAGAGGCAGACTCATCCCAAAGCAAAATCTTGTCATCGGTGGCATCTGTGGATTCGGTCAATTCTGAAAGATTTGCAGGATCGTCCAATGAAACTGTCACAGTATCGGTTCCACCAACACTTGTCACTATGGGCGAGGAACCCGCTATGTCCAATGTGTTTCCATGCTCTATCGTTTGGTTTGAGCCGCTATCTGCTGTGAGGGTGAAGGTGGTGAGTTGATTCGTATTTGTATTCGTGGTGAATGTGAGGCCATTCTGCATATAGGTCTTCAGCCTACTCATTGTTGCCTTGCGATTTGTCCCACCCGCCCCATCATCGACAATCAACAGATCTGCATCGACCAAAGCCGCACCTATGTCCGTCATACCATCTAGGTCTAAGGTGAACGTCTTACCGGAAAGGCCGATTCCCCCTCCTGAGCCTACTGCAAGATGCTGTGTGACATTGCTCTGTGCTATCCTAGCATCATCGAAAGTGCCACTTGTAATTTTTGAAGTAGCCAAACTAGGAATGTCGGATGCGGATAGTCCATCATCAAGGATATTAATTTCGGCTAAGGTTGCAGTAAAGCCCAAGTTGGTCAGACCTTGTGCCTGTTGCGTACCACTAAGGGATTGATTGTCGTCAATTCTCAATCTGTTGCCAAGGGCAGTATTCATGGTTTGAAAGTATTCATCATCATCATTCAACGCCTCCGCTAATTCATTTAGAGTATCTAAGGCGGCAGGAGCAGAATCGACTATGGATGCGGTTTTGCTGTCCACATATGCCTTGATTGATTGTTGTGTTACTAAGTTGGTAGCCGAGTTAGAGGCCATGTTGTCCTCATCTAACACAGGGACAACGAAGTCTATGTTGCCATCAGTATCATCATAACTTACAGAGATGAATGTTTCAGTACCATCAAGCATACCTCCAACAAAATCTTCAACTTGCTCTTGAGATAATTGAGTATTGGTGTTCGTATCCGTTGATGCAATCGTGACCGCACCATTGCTCTCTGTAATGGTGACGTTTGATCCTGCGGTAAAGGCAAGCGTTTCCGATGCTCCTAGTGTTTCTCCACCTGCTGTCACGGTTCTGAATGTGTTAGTATCGGTGGAAGAGAGGACACCGCTTGAAGCAGATATGTTGGTCCCTGCGAGAAGGGTCGCCAAAGCATCGACAGTAGTGCGTTGCTCAGTAGAGCCATCTGAATCCAAAGTAAGGAACGAGTCTCCCGATGCGGGAGTGACCGCGCTGAACTCGGAGACATCCACGTTTAATGTGACATCTCCATTACTGCCTCCACCCGACAACCCCGTTCCCGCAGTAATTCCTGTGATGTCTCCTTGAGTGGATGCTGTGATTGTGATCTGCGGAGGGGATGTCCCGGTATCCGGGGTAAGTGTGACATTGGCTCCTGCTACTAACTTGATGTCGTCGTTGCCACTTCCCGAACCACCTGCTGTGAGGCGAATCAACGCATCATCGGATGAATCGACAACGCTTGTTGAGTACGTTGTGTCGTTTGATACTACTGTGATTTCATCCGATGATTGACTGATGGTTGTATTTGTCCCACCTAATAATTTGACAGTATCTGTGCCACTTCCCGAACCACCTGCGGTCAGGACAAGGTTTGCACCCCCCGTGACTGTCGCAGAACTGATTGCATAGGTATGGTTGTCGTTGTCGTCTGCCGCCCACGATATTTCGCCACTACCATTTGACTTTAGTATCTGATTTGTAGAACCCCGTGCAGTAGGCAATTCAAAGTAGTCACTCCCCGAACCAAATTTTATCTTACCCGTTCCATGAGGGGTGAAGGTAATGTCGTCATTGTTATTTGATGTCTTGAAGGTCAAGGGGGAGGCGGTGACTATCTCCCCACCATTTCCTGTTGTGATAATCCTAATGTCAAAGTCATCTGAGTTTGGCGATTTGAGATCAATGTATGCACCTGTGTCTCCTCCCAACTCTATTGATTGATACCCTGACCCTCCGCCCCCTATGGTGATTACTTCATCACCGCCGTTGTCTATCTTCAAAACCGAGCCATCGTATGTGAGAGTGGACTCCCCTTGGAATGCGTCTGTCCCGGTTGCAGTAAGGACACGGTTGTTCGCACCGCTAGACATGAAGTCGCTGACATCCACGCTAATCTCAGAACCGCTAATGCCGATGCCCGTCCCTGCGGTTGGAACCGATGCGGCATTCAGACCTATGTTGGTGCGGGCTTGCAGTTGTTCGGATGATGAGAAGGATTGAGATGCATCTGCCCTCACCCTGTTCCCAAGAGCAGTAGTGATTGTTCCCGTGAATCCTGCGTCATCGTTGATTGCCGCCGCTAATTCATTGAGTGTGTCCAAAGCCCCCGGTGCGTTGTCTATCAGGGCAGCCACTTCTGAATCGACGTATGCCTTGATGGATTGCTGTGATGCAGCATGGGTAGCCGAGTTGGATGCCATGTTGTCTTCGTCTTTGAGATCGAGCGTCAGCGTCACCGCCCCACTCGACCCCCCACCAGTCATCCCTGTCCCTGCTGTGACAGCAGTAATGTCTCCTACCTCAGTAGTGTAACCATATGAGAGAATCTTGTCTTGTATGGCCGCAGATGTCATCAATGAGGTATCGTTGTCGGCAAAGGACTCGGAACTTAACTGAAGGCTGTTTGCGGCTAATTCAGATACGGTCAGCCCACCTACATTGAGAGTGACAGCACCATCCGTTGCACTACCTGTTATGCCTGTTCCCGCAGTAATGCTTGAAACCAATCCTGAAACTCCCGATATTGACCCACCTGTGATGCTTATTGCGTCGGAGTTCTGCGTTGCCATTGACCCAAGGCCAAGAGATGTGCGAGCAGTAGCCCCACTCTCTGCTGCCCAATTAGAGCCATTTCCTACGATGAATACGCTATCAGAGGGGGTCATTTGGGCTAAAGTCGTTAAATCTCCATCATAGGTTTGGTATGTGTTCCCTCCAGATACTTCCCCAGATGATGGATTCACTACCGGCTCCTCTGCATTAGCGAGAAGGCTGAATGTGACAATTTCATACTGAAGCGTGTACCTGAAGAGTTTCTTGCTTCTGTCCGACAAGTCAGTCCTTGTCTTGAATATGGCTCGATCGAAGTTAGTCCCATCACCTTTCCTGAAACCATGGACAATGCGCCTGACTTCATTCCTCAACTCTGATAGCCTGTCTCTGCTATCTACTGTCCTTATGTCGATAGTGATGTTGACGTGTTCGTTGACGTAATCATAGAGGAGTTCAGGCTGTGCCTCATTATGTGCTGTCTCAAAGATACGAATGACATCGTTATCAAGCATCCTCACCCTTTTCGCATCGCCTTTGTCAAGGTCAGCGATGTCCTCGATAGATGGTTCAGGAGGTTTTGACCAATTAGTCTGAAGGATGTCCCTCAATGCAATTATCGGATCAGCCATCGAGTGCTGCCTCCAATCTCTCTATCGCATTATCCCTTCGTTGCCTCGACGCACTATTCTCGACCTGCTTCATGGCAATCTCCTCCAACTCTTCTTCGGAATAGTTTAGACCGTCTGCTTCGGACATCTGTCTCTCACGCTGAAGGGTAGCATCGAACATAGTTCTCTCTGCACTTGCGGAGTCTTGGATGTCCTTGGAGGTTTGCTTTAGGACTTCATTCAGGTTCTTGTAAAAGGCAATGAGTTCATCCACAGACTAACCACCCATACCTGCTACAATTATTCCTTCTTGATATGGGATTAGGAGCCTCTTGACCTCTTCATCCAACTTCTGAATCTTTGAGTTTAAATCGACGTTTTGTGTCCCTTCTGGGAACATAGCAGTATAATCGTCAGTCATGAGGATGTCCATTGCAACCAATTTGGTACAAGCATCCTCTATCGCTTTGTCGAGATACCTTTCACCATAGATGTATGATATTTTTATGCTATGATTCTCAAAGAAAGGATACTGGTTGTTGAACATGATTGCGCCATTGTCCTCTATTGACCACCAGTCCTTCTGCCTTTGCTCGTCAGTAGAGTCACTATCAAACGTCGTTTGCTTCATGACCGTGCTTGTAGTGAGTCCTGCTTGGAAGTTAGAAGTAAGATCATCTGCTATCGTTATGTTATTTCCACTCCTAGTGCATCTCGCTACTCGTATGGATGTCCCTGAGCCATAGTAATACAAGCCATTGCCTTGTACGAAACCAGAACCATCTGCAACAGCAAACGTGCTTCCTGTCGAAGCAACGGTGGAACTGTTTGTGTTGCTCAAATCAAAACCAAAGCAACTTTCATTGGTGACAGCGATGGTGACTATTTCTCCCTCATCTGTTGATCTCATGCTGCTTATCAGAACATTACCATCTCCTTCATCGCTGTTCGCAGTAGCCAAGAACTCGTGTGCGACGTTGAGTGCCTTGCTATTCTCGGTCATGGTTCCTATCTGGATGGCTGTCTTGCCTGTTGCCGAATCCTCGTTGATTAGATTGCCAATCTCACTAGCGATTGTCTTCACTCCGAAATCCTTAGCCCATGTGGTTGCTGATGTCCCACTAGATAGAGTGGCTGTATGAGCAATGTTTGGGCATATGAATACCTTGTCCGTCCCATTGAACAGGTGTGGTTCCTTTACGACAAGCCTGATTCTAGCAGCCGCTAGTTCACGATACTTGTCTCCTTGCCAAACACCCATCCTCAATACTCTCTGGATTGGACGGCTTCTCAGATAGATAGCACCGACGTAATCCGTGTAGTATCGACGACGGTATGGCTTGAACGTAGTGAAGTTCTGATACTCATCGACAACCATGCGTGGTCGCCATGCTACTCTGCATATCCTGTCGATGTAGTCCTGCCTCCTCTGTATGAGAGTCTCTACTTGTGATTTGGTAATCCCTCTCTGTGATGAGTTTGATAATATGGATGATGGTTGCACTTCTGCGTTATTCGCCTTGGTGTATGCTGTTCCGGGGTCAACTGCCTTGAGGAATACTCCTCCGCTCGATCCTGATGATTCTACGCCTGTAATCGTCAACGAACTTCCTAATGCATCAACGTCATCATAGAGTGTAATGACATCATCTGCCGCAAAGCCCCATCTTCTGTAATCCTTGCCAGAGATTGGCATCCTGATGTATGTTACTCCGCCAACAGTTGCTGTCGAAGTATTTCCTATTAATTCAGTTGACTTCGCTTCTGGCAGTTGAAGATATGCCTCGACCTTTGCTACTGTTGTATATACTAGGTCAGTTGGATAGAGGGGTTGGTCTGGTCTGTGTCCCGGTGTGAATACTCTTGGCACTACGCATCACCCATGTCTCCCCAAGTTGTAGTCCATGTCATATCCGCACCCGGCACATTTTGGAGTCCAACAAAAATGAAGAAGGCTGCAACTCTTGCATCGAGTTCCTGATGTGATGTTCTGAATGTCAAATCTTTCTCTCCCTCTTATTTTCATCCTGATTGTCTGCGCCTTAGCAAGGTTCTGTTTGCTAAAGGGAGAATCGCTTTCATGAATAGAACCTTCGCCTGTGGCTATCTCAGCCATACGAGTCTTACGACGACGCTCTATTGCGTGTGCTTCTTCAAAGCAGATTTCACCGACTTCTAGTCCCAACGGCAAGCCCCCGATTAGGCTCGTCCACCTGTGACTGTGATGAAGGAGATTTTACCATCGAGAGCAGACGATGCATTGCCGACTTCATCGTTGTTTGATCCGTCTGCACCTGATTCAAAGACTAGGACTTTCTTGTTTGTCCTATCGTACTCCAAGAAATAGCCGTCCATGTTCTCAACGTGGACTGTCTCTATGTTGGAGACATATGTAGTCAAGTCAAGTGCTTCTCCACCAGTTGGATAACTGTTGTCAAAAGTTATTTTGAGGGCAACAGTTAGCCTGTTCCCTGTCACATTCGTTCTTCCAAGTTGCTCGACTGTAAGTGCCATACTGAAACAACCTTGGAGACAATCCTATTTAAGATATATTTTTTTTTCGACTACTCGTGGAGGACGATTATTCGTATCGTTCCTGCCGAAAACGTACTATTAGAGGTCGCTACTGTGAATCTGACACGTCCGCACACAAGGCCATTCCATGATGCTGCTTCGTCGATCGTAACTCCGCCGGTCGTTGAAGAAGCGGGAGCGGCCACGGTGAAATGAACACCGCTAGTGGCTCCTCCGTCTGCATTCATGTTTGCTCCCTCTGATGTTTGGAAATTCAGAGGAGTATTGCTTGCCGTTCTAACATCAAGTGCTGCAATGGTGTCACAGTAAGGATACTCAGTTCCTCCGCTATCCTCGACATCCATTGTTATCTTGAGCGAACCGCCCGTTGCTGTGTTGGAACCACAAGTCACTCTCGATGGGTCAAGGACTATTCTTCCTATCTTGCCATTGAGATCCAATGTCCCATTGAGGGAGTTCGTTCCATCTGCGGTTAGAGTCAGGATTCTTCGATTGACACGGCATCGGCTCGCATAGCGGCCAACGCCATCGTCAATGTCTGCGTATGAATCAGTCACTCAGATGCCCCCGTGACGTAAGCACGGGCAGCATCAGTCATAGACGCTTTGGTCGAGCGGTTATTGACTGGTATCCCCTTATCAGAACACCATGCCATCATCTGCGCCCGTGTTAGTTTCGTATCGAAACCCGATGCTGCTAGTAGAATGTCAACATCGACTTCCTTGTCCGTCATGGGTGGCAAGGGTTCAGTCTTTTTCTCGACTACGGGTTCCGGCTCCGGTTCTGGTTCGGGCTTTGGTTCGGGTTTTGCCACGGGTTCCTCGACCACATCAAGCATCTTCTTCGCTTGAGCGGTTTCAGTACCTATGACTTCCCACGCGGTTGCACCGTTTGCTATCATCGGCATGATTGTGTTCTTTATCAGATCCTCTGGAACATCGTCACGCACCATGCCACGGGAGAATCCCATGACTTGGTACTTACCGATACGCAACTCTGTGTAGGGTCGCGCTCCTGCATATCGAAGGCTAAGAGCCATTTGGCTCACCTTCACCTGTATAGGAACGTAATCCTAATTGTGTCGCCGTTATTACCTACGCCGGTGAACTTTAGCAGAGTCGTGGTTGATACCATTCCTGCTTCTGCGAATGCGTTCCCTGCCGCAGTTGTGACGTTGTGTAGGCTTAGGATACCAATTAGTTCTGAACCAACTACTGCGTTGGTCGCTAGTGCTAGATCGTAAGCCGCTGCCGCATCTCCATCTGTGATTACGACATCAACGACGGCCATGCTGATCGTGCCTGTCACGCTGTTGCTTCCCATTGGGCTTTGTAGCCATGCTGTGTCTGCCTCTCCGACTCCACCCCATAGGCGGCTGTCGAAGACTACTGTTCCGTTTCCTGTTAGATTCGTGTTTGCCATTTCATTTCACTTCCTTTTTTCTCCATCATTCTCCGAACACCTATGCGGCGATGTCCCTCACCTTTCCGTGCGCTCGGTAGAATAGTTGCCATAGGTCGCCCATCGTGTGGAACATACCCATCTGTCCTAGCCTGTTGATCCCGAATGGGTCGCCAGTCTCGATACCAGACTCGTGGTATAGGGTTGGCTTGGCCGTGCAGAAATACATATAGTCGCTGTCCATGAAATACATCCTTGACAGTTCGCCGGAATCCGCCGTCACGTCCTTGGATGGAATTAGTGGAACGCCGTTGTAGGTTGCCACAACGAATCCTGCTTCCATACCGGGAACACCCTTGACGCCGTTGACGCCGGGTACTACCCTCTTCATCTCCGTGAACCTCTGTTGAGGCTGGAGTAGTTGCTGAACCTTCTCCAGAGTGTCGTAGCCAGTTAGGATAACCTTTGGCTGTCCACCCTTCTCCCAGATCGTGCGGAACATTCCGTCAATCACGTTCAGGCTGAGAGCGCGGGCAGCACCTGCTGCTCCTGCATCGCAGTTAGCATCGTACCATTGCTGAGAACCTTCTCCGGCTCCGTTTCTGGTGATGTTGTATTGGTTGTGATCGGTGATTAAGTCCACGAAGTCAGTTGCTGACTCGGTGAAAGACGAAGATATGCATCGGTCTAGGGACTCAAAGTCGTTCCCTGCTACCGTGTTCACGTCTTGAAGCAGCATCGTGTTGATGTGTTCTGCGTGGTGCTTTGCCATTTCCATCTTCATGACTGCCCTTGCGTCGCCCAATCCGTCGTCCTTGTCAGCGAGGAACATTGCTGTCTCGCTCAGGTCGAAGGTGTGTGCCACGGTCTTGGGCTTGGTGCTGACCTCTGCGAAGGTCGGCTTGGTCGTTTCTGGCAGGGTTCCGTTCTCAGGTAGTCCGCCGCCCTTGGTGCTGTCGGGCTTGTCAGTTACGACTCTCCATCCACTCTTTTCCCAAGGCTTCTTGGGCAGAATGCTAAATGCGTTGAACTCTTGGTTCAACTGTGACCATACCTTGCGTCCAAAGATCGCTTGGTATGTTCCGGTAGTGCTGCTCACCAAAGGCGAATCTGCCTTTAGTAGGTCGGTTCCAGAGTAGGCCCATGCGTTTGCTCCTGCACCCGCACCATAGTATAGCCTCTCCATGTCTTCAATCGTTCGTATGTATCCTCTTGATCCACTCATATTTTTCACTTCCTATTTTCTCCGTGTCATCCCAGAAACGATTACTCGCCTCGCAATGCCCTCCGTGCTAGATCCTCGGTGGCCTTCCATCCATCTAAGTCGGTTCCCATAGTGGCAAACTCCTCGTGTGTGGGGATGCGAATGTCGGTCGTTGCTTCAGCAGACTTCTTGATTTCCTCTGCGCCAGATGACTTGAGGTTCTCAATCTCTGCCTTGAGGGTTGAAATCTGTCCTCCGTAATCCTTAGCCTTCTGCACCTCAAGTGCGCGGGCTGTCTCTGCGTCGTAGCGAGTTTCCCAATCCTGCTTTACTAGGGTCTTGAGTGCCTCTTCGTCGCGTAGGGATGCGTATGCCGAGTAACCTCTCTCAAGGTCGCTGGCAGTAATGTCCTCGGTCTTGATGACATTGCTGTCACCAGAAGGAGCATTGTATGCCATGTTAGCAACACCGGGCTGCTTGATGACGTACTTGTTGCCGCCGGGAGCAGATAGGGAAGGGTAGGTCACTTCAGTAGCGTCCTCTCCTGCACCGATCTCATCACCCATGCCTCTGTGAGAGTAGCCGCCAGAGCCGTCAACGCCGACCATGTAAGCCTTCTCTAGGCCAAAGTGTTCCCTAAGTCCGTCAAGGTTCACGCCCTTCTCGTGCGCGAACTTCTCAAGAGTGTCGATGTATGAGAGAGCGTCTTGAGTGGATTTCTCCATCTTCGGATTCTCTTCCTCATAGGTCATCGACTTCTCCTCGGACTTCTCCTCGGACTTATCTTCGTTCTTATCGAGTTTGCTGAGTATTCCACTCAGGCTATCTCTTATTTCTACTAATGCTTCGCTATCAGTCATTTTATTTACTTCCTTTTCATTATCCATTTTTAGGATTGTGTATCTGGCCTCTGGGTTGATGCCCTTCTTACAAAGGGTTATCTCATGCAACTCAAGGTCAGTAATCTCTCGGTGGTTCCCATGCTCTGGGGTGTGCTTGCTCACTCGGAACAAAGCCTGTCCGCCGATTGAAAAGGCGCGGAGATCTCCATCTCGCACTTGCTTTTGCACTTCTCGTGCTTTCTGGATGTCGTTGCGTATCCTGCATACGACGAATAGTCCGTGGTCATCGACCTCTGACTTCCATACGCGCCCTTGTGAATCTGTAAAGGATGGGACTACTTCTCCGACTTGAATCCCGCTATGTGCCAACTGTACGTTCCTGAAGGCAGCATTGTCCATGAAACTGCCAAAAGCCTTCTTGAGCGCGGCGGCAGGGATTCTGTCACCCTGCTTGTCAACCATGTCCACACTTGCATATCCTGCAACAAAGAGGTCATTGCCTATGTCCTGCTTGAGAATGAAGTCTGCTCCGAAAGCAGACCATCCTACTGAGGGTTCTTGCATCTCTGCGGTTGCCATTAATTCGACCAATCTCTTACAATGGTATATCAAAGACGGCATGACAGAGTTGTCAGGACTCACAGAGCCTTATCAGAACGACTGGCTGGCAGTACGTCGTTTTCTTCCTCTTCGTGATTTTTTTCTTTGAGTGGGAAACGAACTACTGCCTTATCCTCTTGAACATCTAAAACCGCTTCGCCATCCTCAGTATTGACGACCATGTGCAGAGGTCTGAATATAGTGGACGGGTCAACTTCTATCTGATCCTGCTTAGGATCGCCAAATGTGGTGTTTTCATCATCAGTAATCTCAGTAGGCCCGGTTGGCATTGTTATGTCTGCTTGCATACCTGACCATGCTCCGCCATCTGATGATGCTCTATTCATACGGGGGAATGCAAATTTCTCCGCTATATCATCATCAATAGCCTCATTGACAGTCCATCTATTGTCCTCAGTACGTTCTAAACCATACTCTCCAGAGTAATTTTCAAGGAGTTTCTCAGTCAGACCATCCACACAGGCTAGTATCTCCTTGGTAGATAATGCCTTATCGTCGCTAGTTATCGCCTTACGCGCATGACGCATGATGTCAGACACGCTTTTGTCATCATCAAATTCTGATTCAGTAATGACTTCTGGAGCCTTGTCTATCGACTTGCGAATAAACGGTTTTACGTTGAATGAGGGGATATGACGAAGAGTGTCATCATCTGGTTCGATATGGAACGCTGCTACTGGACTCCATATATCGAATTGTATCTGTGCGTTCTTGACTAGATAATCCGGGCCATCGTATGAATCGACGTACCTACCACCCTCATCAACCTCTGTCTTGACTATGATGGGTCTGTGGATTGCAGGGTATTCTAGTATGATGTCTGCGCCTTTCACGCTAATTTCAGGCAATGGTGGAAGAATTGCCGCTTTGCTGATGTCCGTCTGAGCATAGAGAACCCACTTGGGGTGGACATCTCGACCCTTGATGAATGTGGATGTTGCATCCCTAATGAGTAAATCCTCCCTATCCAGATTGGCTATCGCCTTCGTAAGACCCTCCTCATCGGTATTCACGCATGAATTGGGAGATGGATAATGGACGTTATCAGTCGTAGTGTATAGGGTCTTGAGGATGTTTATCCTATCTTCAAGTGGTTCCATGTGTAAATCGTCGCCTTTGTGAAGAAGCAAATCAACGACAGTCAGAAGGTCGCCCTTCACGAAGCCATCGAGAACGACATCCCCTTCGATGGTGTCTTTGAGAGATTTCTTGACTTTACCAGACAGACTCATGGGTTCAATGCTTTTGCCGACCTTCTTCACCAGAACATGATCTCCCTTGGGTTTCTTCTGAACGACCCAATCCCCGCTAAAGCCCTTGAGCGTATCCATATCATCCAAGTCCCTCACTACATGAGCAGGTTCAATGGTCGAGTTGAAGACGCCTGTTGGCTCATAGTCATCATTGGACTTAGCCAAGTCATACGTTAGCGTCGGAAAACCCATGGTGGAATCATTGGATGTGAAGATACCTGCGGAAGTATTTGAAGGCATGACTTTCTTATTCCTCCATGATGGATCAACTGCCGAAACCAAACCTTCGTGTGCGGTTCTTTGAAGGGTTTTGAATGGTGTATCCTTGACATCGAAAACGACCTTATTTGCATCTCTGTCCCATTTCCATCCAAGAGTGGCATCCATTGGATGACCCCATGCATCGGTATTTCCACTATTATGAGATGGTGCGGCCACGGATTCAGACATTGGGTTGACCGGGCCAAAGGAACCTCTCTTCATTGACTTCATGCCACTTGAGTAGTCTGGTATCGAATAACTATGGGAATGAGGGTTGCCTCGTAAGAGTGCATACTCTGCGGCTTGAGCCAACTGCTGTATGTTGCCTCGTGCCAATGTGTTCGCATTCATGTCCCCTCCTGCTGCTTTGAGGTGCTGCGGGCCAAACTGACTTGAGACTTCAGTAGCCATATCCATCATGACTGATGCCAAGGCATCATCGGTATTTTCTGCATGGCGGTTATGAATGTCATAATAGTCATCATTTGAATTGACGTGTTCCTCTCTGGATAAGCCCGCTCGTGGTTTATTGAGATCGGATGTGGACATGATTGCCTGACCCAGACGACTGAAGTTGAAAGCAGAAGGTGGAATGGTCATCCTACTACCTTGTCCCTCTATCTGGTCTGGAGAGAGATGATGATGCCTAGAAGCGTGACTCCAATTGGCCCTTCTTCTCTCAAAGTCAACTCCTTCGGGCATGGATGATGAAGTATGAGCATGAGCGTGTTCGGGAGTCGTGTTCGATGAGACAGGGAAGTGAGAGCCACTCAGCATATGTGGCCCCTCAACGGGAACGGCATCGGTTAGGAACGAACCCAACCAGCCCTCGTTGAATATACGAGGATACGTCTGGGAGAACATGGAGTTCAACGAAGCCGAGTCTCTCCCCACACCCCCCCAATACTGGAATGGCTCCCACCAATGGTAGTTATGTCCGGGTTCATCTTCTGTGTATGGGGAGTGAAACATATCCTCTCCAGAGGAAGTGGGGCCACTTCGATCGCTCGGCCTCTGCCACCATGCGTTGAGAGGGGTGAATCTATCTCTCCAGTTCCTCAAGGCCCTGTCCCAAGTTATGCCACATTTTCCTTGACAATCATTCATGAGTTTTCGTGCATCTGGAGAATCCATGTCTTCGGTCTGACTCAACTTGGCTAGAGTCTCAACGAATCTTTCATTCTCTTCTTCGCTGTTCCACTCAAGGCCAAACAAATAGGGTAGCAAACCGAAGTTGTTCGTTAGTTGTTCCCTCTTTGTCTGTTCCCATTCTTCCTCTTCCATCCCTGATGCCGTTAGAGAATGGTCACGCATGGCCTTTACTGACTTCTGGGGGTTGCCGAATATCTTAGCATTTTCAGAGTCATGCTTGTTCCTCCTTTCGGTTTCCGCGTGTTGCTCCCCCGAATGAGTATGGAAATCAAAGAGGTGTTGGACATAGTGAGGATCTCCCCATTGCATCCCATGCAACAGAGGGCAACAATTGGAGTTGGAACCGAATGGGCTATTCTCTCCAAAACGATTGTCGTCAGCAGCAAGAGGCCAATCGGTAACATAGGACGTGTTTATCTTAGTATGCCCTGCCAAGTAATCCTTGTGATCGGGTATGACCATCTGCGATGGGGCCATGGGAGCCTCAAGATCCTTGAATGAATAAGGGGATGATGGGTTAGCCATGGCTAGGGCAGCCATGTCCTGCTTCGTCAGCGTCATACCATCAATCGCTTTGAAGTATTCAGGTAAAGGCGGCATCTTGCCGATTATACAAGAGAGAACTACATCGGTTCTGAGTCTGACTTGATCCGACATATCCCCACCTCATAGGCGGGTATAGAGTTGCTCAATCTTCCCCGCGATTTCCTCAATCAATCCGAGTTGCCCTGCATTGGCTTCCTTCTTGATAGTAGCCAAGGACTCTTCGACCTTATCACGATACATCGAGCCTCCCGTTCCACCATCATTGTAATGCATATGTAGCGAAGAGGCATTTGCATCATAACCCGTTTGTGCTACGGATGGCATCTTGAAGACCTCGCTAACTGCCTTAGACTCAGGAGCATCTTCGGTATATGGAAGGTGTTGATTGCCTTGGTATCCCGATGCAGGTATCTCTGTCTTGCCTGAAATTTCCATGAACATGGGTTTGACGTTATCCCCTGATCTCTCTTGGATATACTTCTGGATGAAATCAGATGTAAAATCGGACTTCGCAACCTTGCCGCACTCCCTGTCGCATTGTGCCTTTTGTTCTGCTGAACACTCGGAGTATTTGCATCCGAAGTGCTTTTTGCAATACTCGTCCTTCTCACTCATGTCGGCTTTCAGAGGATCCTCGCCCATTGCGGCCTCGATAGCCTTGCCTCGCTTCTTCTCATAACCTGACAACTTGCCGTCATCATCCAAGTCTGCCTTGTCCTTGTTCCTGACTTCTTTCTTTACGTTCTTTGGCTTGCATGATGGGCAACCGATTTCTGTATCCTCGCACTCCATGCAAGTCATATTCTTCGTTATCCCCACGGCTTTCTCGATGTCTCTCACGATTGACAGTAGTTTGCCTTCTGGTGTATCTTTTATTGGGTCAAAATATCTCATTGCCTCATCTCCCTTTCTGCATCTTCCCATTCTTGGATTTCGTCAAAGCGAGACTTCGTAATCATGTCACCGCTACCTGAGAACGGGCCAACGGTTGCGCTAGTGGCTTCGGTATCCCTATTCAATGGGTCGAATGTTTCTGCTGCATGGGGCGTGACTATGGAAATCCATCCAGCCTTCCTCATCATTATCGCAGGGTCTTCTTGATTTTTGATTAGTAGGTCATTCTCGGACTCTAGGTTCTCGACACGAGCCTTGAGGACTTTGACCTCTGCAATCAAATCCTCGACCATGCTTAGGGACTCTTGGGTTTCCTCGTCACTCATCACATCCCACCTCCCATCATCATCTGATTGGCAGCAGGGCCAACGCTCTGGCTAGCATCGTGCTGACCAAGAGATGCGTGTTGCGCTCCCATTCTCCTGATGCCTTGCTTGATTTTTGTTAAGATTTGCTCTAAATCCAATAGGTCATTCTCCAAATCCTCAAGGGGTTGGGGCAATACACCGGCTACGCCTTGCTGGTCGATGAGTAGTTTGACCTGTGCTATGTTCTGATCCATCATGGAGAATGGCTCAAGGAGCGAGTCGAGGCCGATGCCTACATCCGACTTCGGTGGTTTTCCCATACCGGGTATGCCACCTGCTGCCTCGGCTGTTGGGGGTTGAACATTCTGAAGACCCGCATTCATCATACCCATGGGGTCTTCTTCTTGCTTGAGAAGAATCTGTGGTGTAATGGAATCACGGAACTTCAACGCTCGGAGTCTGTCCGCGACAGAACCGTTTGAACTCCATGTCATGATTCGCCCTCCACTTCAGGATGACCACTCATGACCGTTTCATAATTTGCTACGACTTCTGAAGGGACTGTTTCGCCACAGAAAGGGCAGAAGTTCCAAGATTGTTCTGCGGCTTGATTTTCAGTAATCCCACAGCAAAGTTCCCTCGGATATTCATAGTCGCCCATTTTGACTATATTCCAAGCAGAACTGAATGTCATTCTTTTCCCTCAATATACCGTGTGCGGACGGAAGATTTTGTCAGTCCTGCCCGCACGGACGACACCGAGGGCGATAGCACCGTCGTTGGCAGATAAGTTGCCTTCGGTGTTATCGAACTTTAGAATCTGGCCGACTTGTGTATCAGTCGTTTCCACGGTCTTGGCGAGCCTGTCATAGAGTCCCAAGTCATCAGATAGCATCTCTAATGCGTTCTTTGCATCACCGAGGTGCTTCTCTATGTCATCTCTGTTATTGTGGTCAATCGCTTTTTGCATTGCCTCGACTGATGCCAATGCTCTGCGAGCCATAGGATCCATCTTCTTGAGGCTGAATAACTGGTCTTCACTCATGTCGCTCATGTCCCTTAGAAAAACCATGCTTAATGAGAATTACCCCTTTCGCTACCTGAGAATTTACGGTCAATACGACTAATGGCATCATCTGCATTGCTGATTTTCTTTCCACCCATGCCCTTGTCTCGCTTGTCTCCCTTCTTGCCTCGGCTTGATGCCCCATCATGCCTCTTCATGTGTTCGGGAGACTTGCTGCCCCTTGCTTGCTCACCATGATCCATTTCCTTGAGTGGTTTCAATTCCGTGCCACGAGTGGTGTGCTTGGCTTGTCGGAGTTCCATGGATTTGACAAGGCCCCATGCACTCTCAAATGCGCTCATTTAGGAGGGCCTCCTTGTGGAGGAGGTGCGCCACCGCCCGGAGGAGGTGCGCCACCCGGAGGAGGTGCGCCCCCACCACCTTGCGCGGCTGCGGCCTCTGCTTGCTTGGCGGCTATCTCCTCTTCAGAAGGTTCCCTGTAATCGAAGTTGAGGAATTTGTCGTCTATCTGATCTCTTAACTTGGCCTCGTAACCGGATTGCTTCATCTGCATCATGTTGCGGATAGCCATCTCGTCCCTGCGGAGTTGCATGATTTCGTCCTCTTCTTCGTGTGGAGTCAGAGTGAGTGTCCACTCGGTGATGTCAAATGCATCCATTATCATAGGGAATATGACACGGTTATACACGGACTGAGCATATGAGATTGCCCTGTTGCTGACTACGATTTGCATTCCTTCGTTGTTCAGACCCCCTCCAGAAACGTCATTCATGAATACGTTGGATACTCCATAGTATGCAGATATGCGTTGTCTGATGTCATCCTTGATTGGAATATACTGCAATTCCTCAAGAGTATCCATCATTCGGACATACTCTAGTCCGCCACGACCAGACTCAGTTTCGACACCGATTGTCGGCACATAGTTCGGGTCACGCTCAAGATGCTCTTGGATATTCCTAGCCGTCCTCTCCACAGTCTCCATGTTAGACGACTTGATTACCATGACGCCACGGGGCATTCGCCTCTTCTGGTATGCTGAATAGACGTAGTTGTCCATAGCAATGAGTGTATTCACTTGTCTCCACATAGTAGCAACAGGGCTTCGACCATACAACTTGGATGGCGACCACTTGCTAATGTGTATGACTTCTCCCTCAGTATAGACCTGCCCGTTGCCCACACCTGCTAGGTTGATGTAATGAACAGGGACTACTGGCATACCAGAGATAGGACACTTGTCGGTAGAATCGCTCGTTCTGAATGACCTGTCTAGCAGACTGGTGTATTGCGTCCCACCCCTTATTCCTCTCTTGTCAGATAGGATACGCATGAATATGGGGTCTGCGCGTGATACTTCCTTGATTCTGAAAAACGCTGGTTGCTGAGACTTTGGGTCAACGAAATACTCCTTCGTCAGGATTATGTAGGCATCATCGACTATGTTGAGATCCATCTCTACCTCTCTGAGGACTTCTAGGAAATTCTGAGTCATGCGGTTGTTATTGTCCAATATGGCATCAGCATACTCTATTTGCCCTCGATCTGGTTTCCTAACCTCGCCTTCGCAGGTCTTGCACATATCGACTTGCTGTTGGTACTCTTCTCCGCATTCGGTGCATTTGCATACGAATTTGGCCTTCCAATCCCACCCTTTTCTAAATGTCTCTACGGATAGGTGCTGAAGTATGGAACGAAGAACCATGCATTCGTATGCAGCAGCATAGAGTGCAGGTATGGTTATTCCTTGCAAGAGTGGAGGTTCTTGGACACCCTGAGTGAACAACGGCATGGATGGAACAGGAGTCGAGTGGCGTTCCATGTCCACGCCGATTGCAGAGAATACTCTCTCCATTCTCTTTTCATCAACCACTTGACATCACCATCTCCCTCAACCCGGTCATGTCCTCATCGGACAGGTTATGCTTTTTGAGGAGTTTTATCTGATCATCCTGCCCCATGCCGTCATATGCCATCACAAGTAGAGCATCCTCGTCGCCCTTCATAGCCTTCAGCATTTTCATGGCATCAGGAGAGTGACCGTTCAAATGTGGCTCTGCTTTGGTCAAAGCAGCCTTAACGGCAACCTCTCCACTAATCAACAACCCCTTGCCCTTGGCTTCGATACTAGACACTTCTAACTCCTTGACTAAAGCAGAGGCATACCATGGTGCGGTCGGCGCATTAAATTGTATCTCTATGCGTGGATTCAATAAAGCATCCATCTTGAAGATTGCACCGTTTTCAAGCAGACCGGCTAAGAATCTATCAGAGTCCTTGAGGAGAACGTCCCTCCTCCTGATGTCATAGAACAAACCCCTGCCTTGGCTCTTGCTGAATTGCCCTACTGAGATTATATCGAAAAGGAAGCCATGAGATTTGATTAGAGATGATATTTCGGCGGGACTTGCCTTCACACCATATGTCTTGAGTGTCTGAGCATTCAAAGCACCCCTGTTGTAAAGAGTCTCTCTGCATTTGAAAAGGATGTTTCTTTCTCTGTTTGAAAGTCTCTCCTCTTCATCTACGGTCTTACGCCATTCTTTCAACGCAAGGGCCTTACCATCTTCATCTGATGATTCCCATGATTTTACGAAACGCCGGAAAGGCAAATCTAACCTCTTCGCATTAGTGTTCAAACAATCATAATCACGATCGGTCAATGGAACGTCATAGATGAGAGAGGGCGATACGCCAACAAAACTAGCGAGGATTGCTTGCTTCTCCATCTTAAGAAGGGGCTGTATGGCATCGAGGGCCTTGTTGTTCCTAGTCTTGATTAGCAAGTCGGTTACTTCTCGACCAGTCATACCGAAGTTATCCATGAACCAGAATTTATCTAGTGACGCGAGTTTCTCTTCTGGTGGTAATGGAGCCTTATCGGGCAATGCCGCGCCTGTCTCATCTCCTCCTTGTGAACCCCCTATCCCTGTTTCCCCTACTTCGGCTCCTTGCCGAGGATCTGGAACCGGAGGTGTATTGGCTGCTTGTTGAAGAGAATCTACTTTCTTCTGAGCGGTTTCGGCTTCCAACTTAGCCGCATCCAATTCTGGATTGCTCTTTTTCAATGATGACACTAAATCCTCCACTCCCCAAACGGGTCTTAGGTAGTCCTTATGCACCGGCCCACCCCAACCTATTCTGCCATATCTCACCATCTAGGACTATTATATTCTCCCTATATTCCTTGGTCGCTTGTACCGATAATGCAAGAGCAATCACCATGTCGTCATGCGCCCCAAGACTTTCCATCTTGCCATTATCCAACATGGTGAACATGGATAATTCATTCAGCAGCGTATTCATATGACGCCTCGTGGAGCCTTCGTCTTTGTATGGTATTAGCAGGTGACGTTGCTCAAAGTGAAGTTGAAGGGTGTGAATAAGAGCCTCTTTCTTCATGCGGCTCATATTGAATGGCTTGATGGGCAAATCGCTGATTTCTTGAAGGACTTGGTTGAATGCCATAGCGAAGTTGTTAGTCTCTAGTTCAATTATAACAGGATTGAATCGAGTGTTTAACTCAATGATTTTGCTTATTTGTTGATTGAAATCCATGTTCTTCTCATGATGAACGTGGACGACTCGCTTGTGTCTGTTCTCATCCATACCTATGACTATCATGCAAGTATAGTCGGCTCGCCTGTCTGCGCTGATTGCAGGATCCCATCCAATGTAGTAATTCAAAGCCACATCCGGTTCTGGATAATATGAGAGTGCAAGGGTTTCGTCCTTGACCTGTTCCAATACTTCTTCTGGGAATAGGCTTGCTTCGCTTGCTATCGGTTTGCATAGGTACTCACGAGTGAACGCTATGGATGTCATCTCGCCCCTTCTCGTATTCAGAGCATCGAGATTCCATCGCTCAGGCCATAGCGGTTCACCTGTCGTTTCATTAATTGCAGGATACTCTCCAACGCAGTATCCCTCAAGTCCCCTAAGTTCAGCATACAGGTCTGTGAAAGAGAATGGTGTCCCCACCACGCAGAGTTGGGCCGTGTGGTGGAGGACTGGTAGCAAAGCGGTATAGAACCATGTGGATATGGACTTCAGTTGAGTGTCTGCCTCACTAGATAGTATGTCATCGAGAATCACTATGTCAGGGTGCGCCCCACGAACGGCCTTGCCGATTGACATAGCACGGATGGATGACTTGTTAGACATCTTGAACAACTGCTTCGCCCATCCTCTTACTGGTTTCAGATGAGCCAAAGCAGGTGTCATCATTATCAATTCATCCAACTTAGCCATGTGATCTATGGACTGATGTTGACTGTGGCTGAAGAACAGGACTTCCGTACCGGGATTGTAAGCCATCTTCCACAATAGGTACACTCTGAAGAAAACAGACTTGCCATGGTCACGACTCGCTATGACGCATATCTTGTTATGCTTCTCTGCGTTCTCATACCACTCTTTGTGGAAGTTCGCCAACTGGAAACCGCATATGTCCTCAAAGAAGAAGCGGAAGTCGCGTCGCCCCATCTCCCAATCGACTTTGCTTGTCAGTTCAAGCATCGTTTCATTCGACATCTGCGTTCCACCCCGATGGCAATAGACTCATGTCATCGCCCACGGGGTTGCTCTTGGCAAACACGGATGCGGGCAATAGAGAAAGATCGTCGCCCTCAACCGTATCAAAGCCGGATACCTCAATCTCGCTTTCGGGTGTTAAGTCCTTGGCGATGTAGTCGTCTATGATTGAATGCTCGACCTCGGCCTGTGGAGCGGGTTCCTTTCTGAGAGTGAAGGCGTTCTCAGAATAGAATGGGTTGACGAAGGGATTCTCGACGACAGTCCATGGCTCTGACCTCTCTACGATGTCGTTTCTATCTATTTCTTCTGGTGCAGCCTCTTCTTCTGGAGGGGCTTCTGGAGTTGGTGCATAGAATGGGGCAATTCTACGGCCACCTCTCTCGTGCATAGCACCCATCCTGTCTGCTTCTGCTTCGTATTGCTCTCTAGTCAATGGCTCATGCCCACTCATCCTCGCCTTGCCTCTCTCAAGTCGTTGAATAGCCCGAAGTCTGTTGTTCGCTCTGTTCGACTCCATCTCCTCGTCACTCATGTTCTTGCCTCTCAGA